TCATAGAACTATTAAGCCTGGTAAATTTGAGATATGGCAAAACGGTAATCAGATAAATCAAGCTTCTAATGCTCGTGATTTTCAAAAGTACTTAGAACAAAATATACTTAAGCTAAACCATAAATCGTTTCATCAGGTTGTTGTATTGGGTAGTAGTTCTTTTATTCCATTTATGCAATTGCAGGTTGGTCAGCGTAGAGAAGTTATTGAAGATCTATTAGACATTAATATTTTTAGTAAAATGAATTCATTATTGAAAGAACGTAATTCTAAGATTAAAGAAGAACTATCTGAAATAAACCATTCATTAGATTTATATAAAACTAAAATAGATACTCAAAACAAATATATCAGAGACTTACAATCTATTAATAAAGATATGATTAAGTCTAAAGAAGATTCTATATCGACGTACGAAGTTGAAGTTAAAAGCTTAGTAAGTCAATCTGGGGAACTTGGAAAGAATCTTGACGCTTTAACTGAAATAGAAAACTCTAAGCACGAAGATCTTAGTAGAAAAATATCTGATATTAAATCTGAGGATAGAGTATATAAGTCTAAGATTAAAGATTTAGTAAGCGATGCTAAGTTTTTTGAAGAACACGAGCATTGTCCTACGTGTGATCAAGACATTGATATATCTATTAAAGAAAGTAAATTATCTAAGATTAAACAATCAGCCGCAGATATTCAAAAAGGTATGAAAGAATTAGAAGCTGATAATATTGCTACTTCGGGTCATTTAGTAAATTGTCAAAATAATATGAAAGAGCTTTTAGCTAAGCAACGCCATATTAATAGTAATAACGATAAGATTAATCTAATTCAAAGAGAAGTAGAAAAGATTCAGAAAGAAATTAGTACGTTGTTACAATCATCCGGTGATATAAAAACTGCTAAGAATGAACTTGACGATCTACGAGACTCTAAAGATACTGTCACTGAAAAGAAACTTGCTTATGTTGAAGAGCGTACATATAACGAAGTAATCGGTGAAATGCTTAAAGATACTGGTATCAAGACTAAAGTTATCAAACAGTATTTGCCAGTAATGAATAGACTTATTAATCAGTATCTTCAAGTCTTGGATTTCTTTGTTGCTTTCCATCTTGATGAAAGCTTTACCGAAACTATTAGATCACGTCATAGAGATGCATTTAACTATACATCATTTAGCGAAGGCGAGAAACAACGTATCGATTTGGCTTTACTCTTTACTTGGAGACAAATTGCTAAGATGAAGAACTCAGCAGCAACTAATCTTTTAGTATTGGATGAGACCTTTGATTCTTCTTTAGACCACGATGGTATAGATAATTTGACTAAGATTCTAAATACACTCGAAGATGGCACTAACGTCTTTATTATTTCTCACAAAGGAGATATACTAGAGAATAAGTTTAGATCCAAGATCGAGTTTATAAAGGATAGAAACTTTTCAAAGATAAAATAAGTGTATACTAGAGTGGTCAACTAATGCCCCAGTTGTTCATTATATTGACCACTTGAGTATATATTTTTCTTATAACTTCTAGTTATAATCATATAACAAAATGATCTAAAATAATTGGGTTTATTTCACTCAGGTCGTTTACAACGCCCCTAGACTATGATATAATATACATATTATACGGAAAGGGGCAATACATGTATCATAATTCTAGCTTACCAAAACTCTTAGCAAAAGAGAATATCTCTATCAGACATGGTAATTATCAAACTCCATGGTTTGATATTAAGAATCGAGTGCTTGGTCTTCCTTTATGGAAAGATATGGGTAAAGATGTATATGATCTATTTGTAGGTCATGAAGTTGGTCATGCATTAGAAACTCCATATGAGGGTTGGCATGATAGTCCTGAGAAGTTAGTTGGATGTCCTAGGTCATACATTAATGTTGTTGAAGACGCTAGGATCGAACGAAAAGTCAAATCTCGTTATCCTGGTTTAGTTGGTCCATTTTCTAGAGCATATGCTAAATTGTTTGATGATAACTTCTTTGGTACTAATGATATTGATATGTCATCACTAAAAATTATCGATAAGATTAATCTTCAAGCTAAAGTTGGAGCCCATGTAGAGCTTGAGTTCAATGATGAAGAACAAGTCTTTATGAATAGAGCAAATACAACTGAAGATTTTCAAGAAGTTCTTGATCTTGTTAAAGATATCGTAGCTTATGACAAATCATTAGAAGAAGACGAAGAAGAAGATAACAACGACGATCAAAACGAAGAACCTAATAATGATTCTGGGGGAAATGATTCAGAAGATTATGATGATGGTGGTTATGAAGAAAACGAAGAAGAGACTGATGCTCCAGGTTCTTCAGATGAAGAAGACGAAGACGAAGAAGAAGATTCAGACGAAGGCCAAACTCCAACAAAAGGTAGCGAAGGAAACGTTTCTGTTACTGATGAAGCTTTTAGAAATAACGAGAGCTCTCTTTTAGACGTTGATGAAGATGGTAAACAAATTCTTGCAGTTGAAGATATTTCTAAAGAACTTAAAAAGGATATTGTTATACCTTATGCTGAACTCAAAGCTCAAAGACAACTAAAACGAAATACCATGGTTGATTATGTAGCGGCAGAAGTTAATTCTCTCGAACAACAGTTTCCTAAGTATATGAAAGATGTTAAAAGAAGCGTTGGTATTGCTGTAAAAGAATTTGAAATGAGAAAGGCTGCTACTCAGTGGGCAAAAGCTACTACAGCAAAAACTGGTGTTATCGATGTCAACAAGTTATATTCATACAAAACTAATGAAGACATCTTTAAGCAAACAACTAGATTACACGATGCTAAAAGTCATGGTATGATTATGTTGATTGATTACTCCGGTTCTATGTATGACTCATTACCTAAAGTTTTAGAGCAGTTGATACACTTGGTTCTCTTTTGTAAGCAAGTCAATATTCCGTTTGATGTTTACGCATTTACTACAACAAATCAAAAATTAAACTACTACGATCTTCGTGAAAGAGGTTTGCTATTTGATGGAGATATGGATCTTGATGATTTGGCAATGCCGTTGTTAACGTCATCGAAGCTTAAAAAAAGTGATTTCGATGAATCAATCAGAGCTTTATATCTAAGAGCAAAAGGATCATATTACGTATCTCGTGAAGTTGCAGCTCCATGTGAAGACTTTGGTTCTACTCCACTTAATCAGGCATTAGTTATGGCTCACACTCTAATCAAAGAGTTCAAAGCTAAAAACGCAGTCGAAAAAATGAATTTAGTTGTACTATCTGATGGTGATGCTAATCGAATACAGGCTTTTAGAGATGGTGGACTTGAAGATAATAAAGTTGAAACTCGAGGAATGTTTAAAGGCATTAACATGAGAATCGATGGTAAAATGGTTAAAGCTGAAAATACTAGTAACGTCACTCAATCTTTGCTCGAAAACATAAATAAGAGATACAATACCAGCACTATTGGTTTCTTTATGGCTGACGATAACAGAATGTTTAATCATAAAATAGCTCAAATTAATGGTTGGGAAGATAAGCACAGAAGCGAAGCTAATAAAGAATACAGAAAAAACAAATGTGTTGTTCGCAAATCAGCCTTAGGATACGACGAGTTCTACTTAATCAAGGGTGGTAACAATTTAGCCGTTGAAGACGACGAGTTTACTGTTACTTCTGATCAAACTAAAAATCAAATGGCAAATGCTTTTAAAAAGTACTCAAAAAGTAAGAAGCAGAACAAAGTATTGATGACAACCTTTGGAAGGATCGTAGCATAGTGAATCTCTGTGAATTGGTTAAGGTTACCCTATTGATACTTAAATTAGATTCACTCAGCGTGATGTATATAAGAAAGCGCTCTTTTATAACTAAATAATCTAAAAAAAGTGTACTTTTTTCACCAAAACAGTTTACAATGCGCCCAAACTATGATATAATATACCTATATTAAATGATAAGGACCTACATTATGAAAGATATGAAAATCTCAACCCAAAACATCCTAAATGAACTGGCTACGAACTACCCAGATCAGACTTCGTTTCGAAAAGGTCTGATAGAAAGTACTGGTAAGGCTATGGGTTATACCGGTAAAGACTACAATCCTCTTATGCAAAAGGAAAACAGAGTTAAAATCGGAACTTATGATCTAACAAGTATGCTTCAGCCAGTTGAATCAAATGTGATAGATATATCACCAAAGGCTAAAATGCAATCAATTGTTAACGAAGAAAAATCATTCGCAAAAGCGGATCCTACATTTGTTCCATGGGGAGCATTTGGTGATATTGTTAAGATGGTCAAATCTGAAATGTTTTTTCCAGTCTATATTTCCGGTCTATCTGGTAACGGTAAGACCTTTATGGTAGAGCAAGCTTGCTCAAAATTAAATAGGGAGTTCATACGTGTTCAAATCAATCCTGAAACAGACGAAGACGATCTCATTGGAGGTTTTAGACTTATCGATGGAGAAACTGTATTCTCTAAAGGGCCCGTTCTTAAGGCTATGGAGAACGGTGCTATACTATTGTTGGACGAAATCGATAGAGCTACAAATAAAATTATGTGCTTGCAAGGTATACTTGAAGGCAAGCCTGTTTTGGTTAAAAAGACAGGTGAAACAATTACTCCTAAAGCTGGCTTCAATGTTATAGCAACAGCCAACACTAAGGGTAAGGGATCAGATGACGGTCGATTTACAGCAGCTTCTATTATCGATGAAGCTTTCTTGGAAAGATTTACTGTTGCGATCGATCAGAAGTTTCCATCTCCATCAATCGAAACTAAGATTCTGAATAACCACATGGCTAAATTTGGAGCTGATGATACTGATTTTGTTGAAAAGCTTATTACTTGGGCTGACATTATTCGTAAGACTTTTTATGATGAAGGAGTCGATGAAGTTATTTCAACTCGTAGACTTTGTCACATTGCTCAAACATATTCTATCTTTAAAGACAGATCTAAGGCGATTGATCTATGTATCGCAAGGTTCGATGAAGATACAAAGTCTGCCTTCTTGGATCTATACAGCAAAGTCGATGCTGGAATAGAAGAAATTGAAGCAACTGCCGTCGAAACGCCAATTGAACTGTATCCTCAATTTTAAGGAAAACATATGAAAGATATCGAATACAAATTTAATGAAGATAGGTTAATTGCTGAGTTTGCAGCTTATATTGATAAGACTTATGGTGGTCACTATGGACAAGGTGGCCTCCAATCATCAGAGGTAATCATTGACCGTGGTCATGGCATTGGTTTCTTCTTAGGAAACGTTGATAAATATAACGGTCGTTACGGAAAGAAGGGAGATCCTTCAGATCATCGTAAAGACTTGATGAAGATTATTCACTATGGTTTCTTAGCATTATATGAACATGACCGCAAAAATAAGTGAAATAAACGTTTACATTATGACAAAACTATGTTATAATATACTATTAAACAATAAAGGTACAATATGAAAATCTCAAGTGAAACAATCAACATCCTGAAAAACTTTTCAGGTATTAACGCAAATCTGGTTTTTAAACCAGGTAAAGAACTCAAAACTCTATCAGAAGCAAAAACTATTATGGCTTCAGCTTCTATTCTAGAAGACTTTCCTGTAGAGTTTGGTGTATATGATCTCAATGAATTCTTGTCTTTGTTTAGTCTTATGGATGAGCCTGAACTCGAATTTAGCGATAAGTTTTTAACTATGTCAGATGGTTCTCAAAAGATTAAGTATTTCTATTCTGAAATCGATATTCTTACTCAGCCAACCAAAGACATTAACATGCCAGAATGCGAAGTTATTCTTGATATCTCATCTTCTAATCTAGATAAGATTCGAAAAGCAGCTGCAGTTCTTGGTCATTCAGAACTCAGTTTTAGTAGCCAAGGCGATAGTGTAGTAGCTTCTGTCTTTAATGAAAAAGACGCAACAGCAAATACATTTGATATCGATCTAGGTACAACATCTAATGAAATCTTTAATTACGTATTTAGTATTTCTAATTTGAAAATGCTACAAGGTGATTATAAGGTATCGATTTCATCTAAGCTAATCTCCAATTGGAGAAACGCAGATAATCCTTTGGATTATTTTATCGCTTTAGAGAAATCGTCAAGTTTCGGTGTATAAATAATTATGCACAGAAAAAATTCTCATAATAATATGAGGATAATACGAGAAGATGCCGCATTGGGCGGGTCTCTCATAATTAGTCTACTTTGCAAAGGAGAAACAAATGACTGAAGAAGTAAACGCGCCTGAAGGCGTACAAGAAGCTGAGGCACCACAACTGTCTCTACAAGATATCTCTACTATGGTACAAATTATCGATATTTGTTCTAAACGTGGTGGTTTCGAAGGCCAAGAGCTTGAAGCTGTTGGTGGAGTAAGAAACAGGGTTGTAAAATTCCTTGAAGCAGCAGCTCCAGCTCAAGGCGAAGAAGTACCTGAAGGTGAAGTACCTGCAGGCGACGATCTTCCTGTTGAAGAAGCTGAAGAAGCTTAAGTTCGAACTAGCTTAATGCGGAGGTAGCTCCTCCGCATTTTATTAATTTTATTATGAAGGAAATATTATGGATCGCAATGAATGTTCACGCTTAATCGAAGCGTTAAAAAAAGGTACTGTAACGGTAACCTTTCAAAAGATTGACTCAGATGAAGTAAGAGTCATGCCCTGTTCTCTCAACCCAGCTGTTTTAAAAGCACATGGTGTCAATGGAAACATTGAATCCATTAGTCCTGAATCTGCTCATTTGGCTGTATGGTCACTTGATAAAGATGCTTGGCGTTCGTTTAGAGTTTCTACAGTTCTTGGTTGGGAGGTACTTTAATGTCAGAGTTTCTTTGGGTTGAAAAATATCGTCCACAAAAAATTCAAGATTGTATCTTACCTAAACACATAAAATCAACCTTTGAAGATATTGTTAGAGGAGGTGACCTACACAATATGCTTCTTACCGGCACAGCCGGCCTTGGTAAAACTACAGTCGCGAAAGCTTTATGTAACGAACTTGATTTAGACTTTCTCTTAATCAATGGATCTGAAGAGTCTGGCATTGATACATTGCGTAATAAAATTAAGCAATTTGCGTCTTCTGTTTCTCTTCAAGGTGGCTACAAAGTAGTCATCTTGGATGAGGCAGATTACTTAAATGCTCAATCAACGCAACCAGCATTACGTGGGTTTATTGAAGAGTTTAGTAATAATTGTCGATTTATTCTTACATGTAATTTTAAAAACCGTATCATTGAACCACTACATTCTCGTTGTACAACAATCGAGTTTAACGTTTCTAAAAAAGATGCAGCACCACTATGTGGACAGTTTCTCAAACGATGTACTAAAATCTTAAACGATGAAGGTATCAGTTATGACGAAAAAGTAGTTGCGGAATTAATTATGAAACACATGCCAGATTGGCGTAAAGTTCTTAATGAACTTCAGCGTTATGGTAGTAGTGGTAATATTGATACTGGCATTCTTGTATCTTTATCTGAAGTTTCTCTCAACGATCTTATGATTCATTTAAAAGGAAAAAACTTTAAAGGTATGAGACAATGGGTAAGCAATAACATTGATTCTGAACCAGCTGCGATTTATCGTAAAATCTACGATAATATGAATGACTATATTGATCCACAAAGTATACCTCAATTGGTACTTATTTTGGCTGATTATCAATATAAGAATTCATTCGTTGCTGATCATGAACTTAATACAGTTGCTTGTCTTACTGAAATAATGGCTGGGGTTTCGTTCAAATGAACCCTTTTGAATATTTAAATGCCATTAACGCAACCAAAAAGGATTTGATGGTTGATGATATATCAGAAAAAGCGTACAGTCCATTTATGGTAAATCGTGGACTGTCGTATTTTCCTGATACAATCCTCTATGCAAATGAAATGAATTTGAATCATCACATTGACAGTCGTCTTCAATTCGATTTTCTTATAAATATAATTAAGAAAAAACGAAGGTTTTCAAAATGGGCTAAGCCTATGAATATAGAAAACCTAGAATTGATAAAAGAATATTATGGGTATAGCAATGAAAAAGCTAAATCTGTTCTGTCATTACTAAACGATGATCAAATTAACGAATTGAAAGCGAGGATTTACAAAGGTGGAAAACGAAAATAACATAGAGGTCCAATGGACTCCAGTGTCTATGCTGGAAATTACTCTTAATGAACCAGATGATTTTCTAAAGATTAGAGAAACATTAACTCGAATTGGAGTGGCTTCTAGGAAAGATCAAAAGCTATATCAGTCATGTCATATCTTGCATAAGCAAGGTAGATATTTTATTGTACATTTTAAAGAATTATTCTTATTAGATGGCAAGCCTTCTAATTTGCTATTAAATGACATTCAGCGTAGAAATACAATTGCCACTTTACTTTCTGATTGGGGTCTTGTTACGTTTGTTGATGAAGAGCAAGCTAAAGATATAGCTCCATTAAGACAAATTAAAGTTATACCATATAAAGAAAAGACTGAATGGCAATTATGCCCTAAGTATAATATTGGGAATAGTAGTAAGGAGTAAGGTTTATGGCGTTAAGTACTTCAGGTGGTCTTTCATTAGGTGATATACAAACAGAACTGGGTGGATCAAATCCTATTGGTATGGACGAGTACTATCACCCAAATGGAGATCCTTGGTTACCAACTCCATTTCCATTTTTTGCAACTCACCACACAGAACCAGTAATAAGCATTAATGACTTTAATGGGGCTGATGGCAAAAGTGCTCAAATTAGCTGCGCAAGATCTTGGGATACAGACGATAGTGGAAAAGCTCGTGGTGGTTTTCAGACATATAAGGGTGGCTTATTTCAATACTCAACTGGAGAAAGTGGTTCTTCAGTTGCTGCCTTTGGTTCTATATCACGATCGCTTACTTTTACAACAGGCCAAGCACTAATAGGATTTTATTATCAAGACTCACGTGCTTCTGGAACATCGATCGATAGAATTTATATTGTTAAAAGAGGTTCTGGTAATAACGGTTGGTCAAATATGAATATTAGATATAATAATAAGCAAGCAGCTTATGGCGATCCATCTGCGCAGGATGGATATCACTTTCATGGGTCTGCTCCAGTTAATTATTCGAGAGTATTATACCGAACACAGGCTGCAGAATTTGGTTCTATAGCGGGTAGCAGTTACGATGGGAGTCTTGCATACTTTTGGAGATTTGATTCTACCGGTACTAATGGTGCCGTAGTTCAATCTATCTACCGTGCAATGCAAGGAGCTGCCCACGCTCGGCCAGTGAACAGTGGGTCAGGGGTTATTGCAATAAAAATAACTTAATAGGAAAAAAAAAATGTATAGAAATTATGAAATACGTAGTATAGATACTACAGAAAAAATGGTTGTATTTAAATTTGTTTTAGAAAACACTAGAGATTATATTACTAGGAGATATTATGAAGGCAATATAACTGAAGAAAAAATAGTAAACATGGCTAAAGACGCTCAAGTAGAAGCTGTGGTTTTTTATCAAAGAGATAATACCGCTCCAGCCTTTACGCCAGCAAGTTGGACTGGAACTCTTAATGAGGTTGTTGTTGCAGCATATCCTGACTACGATCCTGTTACTGAATCTTTGACCGAAACTTGGGAAGAGACTGAAACAACTAGAACACAAACATTTAGTGTTAGTACTTTAAGCGATGAAGATATTGCGCAGAACGTTAGAAACAAAAGAGACGAACTATTGTTTCTAACAGATAATAACGCATTGTCAGATAGAACTTTATCATCTGCGTTTACAACTTATAGACAGGCTTTAAGAGATGTCACATCTCAGGATGGATTTCCAACTTCAATAACATGGCCTGTTAAGCCAACTGAGTAATTTATGGCTAAATTGAAATATTATGTTTTATGTAGTAGTAATATGTTTACTACAAAAAGACATTTAGAAACTATACCTAAAGAAGATTTAGTTTATGTTTTTAATTCAAACATAGGATGTGATGTCCATGGCGATAGAAACGCAACATTTTTAAGTAATGCTACTGCTTGGGCTATATCAGAAGAAGTAGAATATCACTTGACTGATAGCGATGGAACTCCATCAACTGGTAAAAATAGCGTTTTAGATATATTTCAAGCTTCTGATAATGATTATATGGTCTTAGTTGATGGAGATGATTTTATTACACCTCATGGAATATGGCTATATGATAAAATTGCGCAATCAGAATCTCCACCAGATGCTATAGCATTAGAATATCAATTAGGATTGATTGGTAATGGCTTTGCAAAACAGCTTTTTAATCATGCTATAGAAGATCCATCACATAAGCCAAGCTACGCTCTTAGATCATTTATGCAATGTAAGAAATGGTGGGAAAGGCAACTAGCAGGAACTGGAGTACCTGTAGATAATCTACATCCAGATGGCCCTGCATATTCAATAGCGCTTAATGCTGCTCAGCATAAAATATATAAATTTGCTTATAATTATATTGATCAATGGGAACCACACTTAAGAGTGACATTCTATTCTAAAAAAGCAACAACTAGTGATTTTAGATTTGATCCAGAACTTATTGTTGGCGAAGATACAGTGCAGTATTTAAATTTAAAATACGAATGGAATCAAGGTAATATAAATTTAAGGCATCTGCATGAAATATATCCAACTTATGTTTATGATCAAAGATTGGAAGGTATTGTTGATTTTGTAAATCAAAGAGATCAAGATTACGGATGGGTAAACTGGATGACTAGACTTGGCGAAGAGTATGATATATTATTGGCTGCAAATAAAGTTGTGACTCAAAAACCAGAATATGTTAATATGCCTGAAGAGTTTTTTCCAATAGATTATGTACCAGACACACTAGGGTTAGTTAGCTATCCGGCTAAAGACCCAATATATTAAAGGAATAAAATGTTTAAAAAATTACACAAATTAATGAAATCAAGCAGAATCCAAAAAGTTTGGAATAAACTGCTAAAGAATATTTAAACTAGCTAAATTGCTTGTATAAATATATGTGGATGCCGAATAATCGGGTCCATAAATAATACCTTGCTATATGCATAGGAGGAGAAATAAAATGGTAAGAAGTACTATGAACGTACCACGTTCACTATTCATTGGTTTTGAACCAATACTTAACGAGCTTGAAAGAATACACACTGCTGGTAGAGCTCAAGATAACTATCCACCCCATAATGTTGTTAAAATCGATGCTGAAAATTTCATCATCGAGTTAGCAGTTGCGGGTTTTACAAATGACGATATTTCTATCGAAGTAAAAGATGGTATTCTATTAGTAAAAGGCGAAAGATCATTTGATGATGAACGCGAATACGCGCACAAAGGTATATCATCCCGCAAATTTGAGAAGTCCTTCCGGCTCTCAGAATTTGTTGTAATAGATGGGGCTGATCTTGTGAATGGGATACTTGTGGTTAACGCCAGAGTCGAAGTTCCAGAAGAGAGGCGTCCTCGGAAGATCGAAATCGGATCTACTGGGACATCAACGAAGAAGGGTTTACTCAACGAGTAAATCCGGCGAGCAGCGAAAACTCAGTGGGTTGTAATAAACTATCTACTGGAGTCAGACTATGGGTTACATACGTAAGCACAAGCACGACATTAGGTCTGGATTCGAAGCAACTCTACTAATAGCTGGGATATTATGCTTATCTCCATTTATTATGATGGTAGCAGCGAGTTCATACTAAGTTATTTTAAGAAGACGGGAGGGAGTAATCCTTCCCAACTTTTAAAAAATAAACGTTTACATTTGACTTAAACTATGATATAATATACTATTATTCAATATGGTTATACTATGAAATTTTACACATCTATCTCACGCTATGGCAATAATCTTCTTTACAGAGGTTATAGTAATGGCAAAAAAATCCAAACTAAAATCAAGTACAAACCGACATTCTATGTCAATACACCTAATCCTACACCATTTAAAGCTTTAGATGGAACCAAAGTTGCGCCTATTAAATTTGAAGATATGCGTGAAGCTAAAGATTGGCTAGCAGCAAACCAACATACCGCAGGCCGACATATTTATGGTAACAACAAACATATTCCAGCGTATATTAATGAGGCATTCCCTGGCAATATTAAGTTTGATCGTAACCTTATTAACGTAACAACAATTGATATTGAAGTACAATCAGATGCTGGTTTTCCTGAACCAGAAGAAGCTGCTCATGAAGTAACAGCAATCTGTATGAAAAACAATATTGATAACACATTCTATGTCTGGGGTCTTAAAGACTATGACGTAGAAAATACTTACATGAAAGATAATCGGGTAGTATACGAAAAGTGTATGACCGAATCAGAACTTCTATTAAAATTCATTGCTCATTGGTCTTTACCATCGCAATGTCCAGATGTTATTACTGGTTGGAATTCACGATTCTTTGATATACCATACCTTGTTAATCGCATCATTAAAATCCATGGTGAAGAGTTTGTTCGTAGGTTATCTCCCTGGGGTTTAATCGATCGTCGTGATGTAAATACAATGCAGCGTAAACAGTGTGCTTATGAAATTCAAGGTATCGCTCAAATGGATTACCTTGATCTATTTCGTAAATTTGGTTACTCGTATGGTCCACAGGAATCATATAAGCTTGACAATATTGCTCACGTAGTACTTGGAGAACGTAAGCTTTCTTATGAAGAACATGGTAACCTTCACACTCTTTACATACATGATCATCAAAAGTTTATTGACTACAACATTAAAGATGTTGACTTGGTAGATCGTTTCGAAGATAAAATGGGTCTTATTACATTAGCTCTTACTATGGCATATCGTGGTGGTGTTAACTATGGCGATGTTATGGGTACGACTGCTATATGGGATTCTATTATCTTTCGTAATCTACATGCAAATAACGTCATTGTTCCATTTGGCGAAGAAAAGTTTAAATCGCCATATCCAGGCGGCTTTGTAAAAGATCCACATGTTGGAATGCACGAATGGGTTGTTTCTTTTGATTTGAACTCATTGTATCCATCAATCATTATGCAAAATAACATGTCACCTGAAACTATTATTAATGGTAAAGTTGCTAATGTTACTGTTGATAGTCTTCTAAGTGGTGATGTTAAACCTAAGCTTGAAACTAATGAATGTGCTTCAGCATCTGGTCAGTATTTTACTACTGATGAACAAGGTATCCTACCAAAAATCATTGACGAAATGTACAGTGAACGTGTAGTAATTAAACGTGCAATGATCAATGGTCAAAAGGAACTTGAAAAGGTTGACAAAAACAACAAACAAGAATTGTATCGAGTTCAACGCGATATTAATATCGCAGAAAATCAACAAATGTCTATTAAGATTCTTCTAAACAGTCTTTATGGGGCCCTAGGTAATAAATACTTCAGGTTTTTTGATCAACGTATTGCTGAAGGTATTACTCTATCCGGTCAGCTTACTATTCGCTGGGCTGAAAAAGCTATTAACGAATATCTCAATAAGATTCTTAAAACTAAAAAAGACTATGTTATTGCTATCGATACAGATTCTGTTTATGTAGTACTGGATGATCTTGTTAAAGCTGTTAGTCCTAAGAATCCATTAGAATTTGTCGATACTGTTTGTAAGGAAAAGCTTGAAACTGTTCTTGAAGAAAGCTATGCTGATTTGTTTAAAGTCATGGGTGGTATCGAAAACAGAATGGTCATGAAACGCGAAGCAATCGCCGATCGTGGTATCTGGACAGCAAAGAAAAGATATATCCTAAACGTTCTTGATAACGAAGGCGTTCGATATGCTGAACCAAAGCTTAAAATTATGGGCATCGAAGCTATTAAGTCTTCTACGCCAGCTCCATGTCGTGAAGCGCTTAAGCAAATGTTTAAAACAATTATTAGTGGTTCTGAATCAAAAGTTCAACAAGATATTGAAACCTTTAGAACGTACTTTAAAACACTACCACCTGATGAGATTGCATTTCCACGAGGTATAACTAACCTTACTAACTATATGGATAATCAAACGATATACAAAAAGGGTACACCAATCCATGCTAGAGGTAGTATCATGTACAATAAATTGCTAGCAGACAAATCGCTCACAAAGCAATATAACAAGATTCAGAATGGCGAAAAGATTAAGTTTATCTATCTTAGAACACCCAACCATATAAAGGAAAACGTAGTATCTTTCCTTGATTATCTGCCTGAAGAGTTTGGTCTACATCGCTACATTGATTATGACACTCAGTTTGATAAAACATTCTTAGGTGTTATTGATCCAATACTTCAAGCTGTTGGTTGGAACTCAAAAGATATAGCAACGCTTGATGAATTCTTTTAAAATAAATGAAAATAAACGTTTACAAATACACCAAAATGTGTTATAATATATCTATTATTAAAGGAGATACAAATGACTATTAAATTAATCAGACTTACTTCAGGTGAAGAAGTCATCGCAACAATTACAGCTGAATCTAATGATTCAATTACATTTGAAAAGCCAGTGGCACTATATGCTGCTGAAGAGGGTAAACTAGGCTTTATGCCTTATGTTCCATATACAAAAGCTGAAGATGGTTTAACTATTAAGGGCGTTCATATTCTATTTACAGTTGATCCTATAGATGATGTTCTTAATCAATATAAAGAAGCAACCAGTGCTATTGTAACACCAAACCAAGGAATCATTGTATGAGTTTAAATTGGGTAAACGATATTAAAGACATGCATCATAAGTATGGTGTTCATGAATGGGTTAAAAACAATCCTGAAAAGCTAGAGCAATTACTACATTTTCGTGTAGCATTTCTCAAAGAAGAGTTTGACGAAACATTTAAGGCTGTTGGTGAAAAGGATGCTGAAGAAATCGTTGATGGTCTTATTGATCTATGCGTAGTTGCTATTGGCACTTTGGATCTTATGGGCGTTGATGCTCATGAAGCTTGGCATGTAGTAAATAAAGCAAATATGGCTAAAGAAGTTGGCGTAAAAGAATCACGTCCAAACCCATTAGGCTTGCCTGATCTAGTAAAACCTGAAGGCTGGGTTGCTCCATCGCACTCAGGAAATCATGGTCTTTTAGTAAATTTATAATATGAGTTAACAATGGTATCTCTGACAATATTTGATAGTATATATGATAACAAAACTGTTAAAAGAATTGATTATAAGTCCTTTGATGATTTTGAAAATGTATTATACCGTTTGGCAGAAGGTGATAAGTATCAAAAGAAAACTGATGCTCCCTTAATATCACCAGCCACATATAAGACCGAAACCACTCGAGCTAACGCTAATGTTGTTAGTTGGGGTGGTTTCGGCATTGTTGATGTTGATGATTATGAAGGATCTATTGAAGATATTCATGAAAAATATTCAAAATACAAATATGTTTGTTATTCAACAGCAAGTTCAACTAAAGAACATCCAAAATTTAGATTAGTATTCCCATTGACTGGATCAGTTGATGCTGATAAAATTAAACATTTTTGGTTTGCGTTAAATAAAGAGATAGGAGATATCGCAGATGCACAAACAAAAGATCTTAGTAGAATGTACTACGTCCCTTCAAGGTATAAAAATGCCTACAACTTTATATTCACACACGATGGACTCGTCATGGATCCAAACAAACTTATGGAACAACACCGATACGTCGTATCAAATGAATCGTTTTTCGATAAGTTACCAGAAGCAATTAGGAACGGACTTGTTGAACACAGAAAAAACCAACTCAACAACACTAACTTTTCATGGACTGGATACAAAGACTGCCCTTTTGTAAATAAAAGACAGGTAGAAGAATACAAAGGTATTACTGGCTCAGGTTGGTATTTACAGATGTACAAAATTATGGTGTCAACTGCAGGTAATGCAATGCAACGAGGTTATCCAATCTCGGCTCGTGAAGTTGCTTGGATTTGTTCAGACTTGGACAATGAAACCGGTGGTTGGTATGGAAAACGAGATATGATTAAAGAAGCTGAAAGAGCAATTGATTTTGTCTTTCGAAATAATATATAGGAGAAAAAGATGGGTATTAAAATGTTAGGCAGTAAAGTTCTAGTAACAGCTGTAGAAAAAGAGCAAACAACTTCAGGTGGTATTATTCTTACTGCTGATACAACTAAAGGATCTAAGCCAGGTTTAGTTTTGGCTGTTGGACCATTGGCTATCGATGAAGTTCAATCAGGTCAAAGAGTATTTCTTGATTGGAATAAAGCTATGCCGGTCGATTATGAAGGTGAAGCCGCAGCGATTATTGACCTTGATTGGATTAAAGCAGTGATTTCGTAATGTATACATATAAAGCACAAGTAACAAGAGTTGTTGATGGTGATACCATTGATGTCGATATCGATCTTGGTTTTGGTATGGTCTACAAGAAGCAACGTGTTCGTATGATGGCCATTGATACTCCAGAATCTCGAACTCGTGATCTTGAAGAAAAGTTCTATGGTAAAGAATCTAAATACTTTTTACAAGATTTGATTCAATCAGTTGAAGACGAAGTCACTTTGATCTCTCATGAGAAAGGCAAGTTTGGTAGAATCCTTGGTGAAATCTTTATCGAAGGTGAAGAGAAATCTGTTAATCAATTGATGATTGATCATCATCATGCTGTTCCATATTATGGCGGTAACAAAGATCTTACTAACGAACATCACATGGCTAATAGAAAAGCATTAAATGAACAGGGAATTATTTACGAAGGCTAAATTATGAAAGAACAATTGAAAGAACAACTAAAATATTCTGTTATTGTCGACAAAGGCGTTGCAGATCGTAGAACTAACTGGATGGCTAATGGTATTATATTAAATAAGAAACCTACAGACACTAGAACTGATGAAAAAATCTACACAGACACTTTAAGTGGCGTTATTTGCGAAGTTGGAGTTGCTATGTTATGTGGTCGTTTAAATGAACAGGTGTTTGATCATAAGATTAGGGATACATATGCGTGGGACGTATGGAGTAACCTAAAGTGTAAAAATCGAATAGAAGTTAAATTACACAAAGAACAATGGTACACATTCTATCCAAAGAAAGTCGAGACTATGGTAAGGAATATCGAGCATCATGCGTTTGATTATCTAGTTACCGCTAATTACGTTGAAGAAGATGATTATTATGTGGTAACACCTAGGCTTATCATTGAACCTAAGACCTTTAAATTCTACTCAAGACGATCTAAGTACGCAGAATCTAAGACTTCGTATTACAATCATAACGCTGCAAATTCCGATGGCGAATGCATTAAATTATTTTAAAAATAAGTGAAATAAACGTTTACAACGCATTAAAAGTATGTTATAATATACTATATTATTTAAAAGGATAGCTTAATGGCTAAATTCGATGAAAACAAAACTCCGTTCGGCCTAGTGCCACCTGAAGCATTAGCTCAAATCGCTGATGTTCTAGGTTTTGGTGCTGAAAAGTATGGTGTTAACAATTGGCGAATCGATGGTGATTCAACAAGCTGGATCAGAACATATTCATCTGTACAGCGTCATTTAAACGCGTGGCATGGTGGTGAAGATACTGATCCAGAATCAGGCATGTCTCACTTAGCTCATGCAGCAACACAAATCATGATTCTTATGACTCATGCAATTGAACATCCTCAAGTAGACGATAGGTACATTAAATGAACATAGCAGATATTAGAAAACACTTTATTCAAGAATTAATTAATGAAAACTATACTACTGATCGTAATGGTAGTAATACTATTGAGTTACTTGGTGCATCGTTTATTGCAAATGAAGAGGCTATATTCGGTACTCCAAATCGTGATTACATTGAAACTGAACTTGAATGGTATGAATCAGAATCTACAAATGTAAATGATATATATAATGATTATCGAGAACCTCCAGCTGCGTGGTTAATGACTGCAAATGCTTATGGTGAAATCAATTCTAATTATGGTCATCTAATTTATAGTGATAAGTATCATGCTCAGTATGATCAAGTTCTAAGCGAATTGACTAATAATCCTGATTCTCGTAGAGCTTCAATGATCTATACTCGTCCATCTATTTGGATTGAGTATAACGAAAATGGTAAGAATGATTTTATCTGTACTAACTCAGTAACATATTACATTCGAGATAACGCTTTACATTGTGTTGTTCAAATGCGTTCTAATGATGTTATCTTTGGATATCGAAATGATTGGGCTTGGCAAGACTATGTTCTTCGTCACTTAGCAAACGATCTTTCTATTGATGTGGGTGATATTCATTGGCAAGTACAAAATTTGCATGTCTATGAACGACATTTTGATATGGTGAAATAATGAACGATTGGGGAGTTTCAAAATCATACAAATGGGATAAGCGGTATATTAGTTTAGCTGCTCATATCGCAGAATGGTCAAAAGATCCATCTCGAAAGATTGGAGCTGTTGCAGTAGGATCTAAAGGCCAAGTGCTTTCTCAAGGATATAACGGATTTCCACGTGGAATCTCAGATGATGATACTATGTATCAAAACAAAGTAACTAAGTATCAACGTGTAGTACATGCCGAAATGAACTGTATATATAATGCTACATATAATGGAACTTCTTTAGATGGAGCTACGTTATACATACACGGATTACCAGTTTGTTCTGAATGCGCTAAGGGTATTATACAGGTTGGTATTAAACGAGTTGTAACAAAAGAAATAGATGATTCGATGCCAGAACGCTGGGTTGAATCAACACAATTAACTAAACAAATGTTTGACGAGGCTGGGGTAACATATGACTTTATCTAAATATGATCGATTTGATTTAGAACAAGCTATCATGGTTGCATGGAGTACATGCGAAGATATTGATTTGATTTATCACAACACTGATAATTTGGATTTAAATGCTAAGGATTGTGATAACTTACAAAACCAGCTATTAGGTCTAAGGTCTATCGTTGAACTACGTTTTGAAAAGATGTGGCATATTTTTGAAGAGCTTGTACATCATCAAAAACTTGAAGTTTCTTCAGAAAAAGACAAAGAAGAATATATGTCCATGCTTGATGATATGGATAAGCTCACTTTAAAAGGTGCGGCAAAATAAAGCTTTTGCGCTTGTAGTTCAACTGGATAGAGCATCAGCCTTCTAAGCTGAGAGTTGCAGGTTCGAGTCCTGCCAGGCGCGCCAAATAACAAAGGTAACGATTATGAATTTATTAAAAGACGAAGATGGTACGCAATTTATAAAAATGGATCTGCATCAAGATTTTGTTGATGATATATTTGTAGCAAGATTAAACATTGCTATAGAAGATCTAGAAGGATATATGCAGAACCCTGAAGCTGCTCATCCTGAAGATCTTAAGGTTTACACTGAACAACTTGCAGCACATCGCAAACTTTTAGAGTGGTATATTCCACAGTAGGTCCTATTGCCTTAATCAATAGGTGGTGCACTCGGCTCTTGGGTTTCATTCCTCAAGTAAAATAATTGAATGAATGGTGCCCAGGAGAGATAGTAAATAGAACATTTAGGGAAGAAATAAAATGATATACTGTGATTATAAATTTAAAATAGCTGAAAATGGTTTAACTCTAGTTGATAAGGGGGTTGATCTTATAACGATAGAAAAAACACCATTTAAAGCTGGTGATAATTTTGTTTTAACTTTAGACGATAATGGATGCATGTTTTTTAAACGTGTTGATATTAGAGAAGATTTATGATGATACTTGCAAGAGCAGCTTTATTGTTTTGGCTATCATTTGCTGTAGATAATCAAGACGATTTATACGGCGTTCGATATAGCATGAAATTAATAAACGAATGTAAAAAGATAGTAGGAGAATAACATGAGTAATTGGCATGGTGGAAAGGGTAGTAAACAAAGAACTACTAATACACAAAAGTTTAATGATAACTACGATGCAATTTTTAGTAAAAAACCAAAGGTCCGTAAAAGTACACCTGATCATGGTAGTACAAAAGTTCATGACGATGATTCAAAATATGATCGTAAGTATGACCAAAATAAAAATTGGGAGTTTAATGAGTGATATGGTAGATTTTACTCCAGAAGAGTTAAAAAACAGCAAAAGAATTTTTAAAAGTACAACTCCAAAATATACTTTAGATTGGTATGTAAAGTGGGTTGCTTCAGTATTTGTATTGGCTGCTATGTCTATTAGAGGCATTGATGGTCTACAGATGTGGGATCTTGGTTTATCCTTAATAGGAATTTTATTATGGTTGTGGGTTTCTATCTTATGGAAAGATAGAGCTCTGATTCTACTTAATGGCGTAGGGTTTATGTTTTTATTTAAAAATATTATGTCTTCCCTTTACATTTGATCAAAAATGTGTTATAATATACCTTATAACTACTTATATAAATTAACAAACTGTGAGC